TAGTATTTTGTTTGACAATATGGTAATTAAACCGTTTCAAGAAGAAATAATAGAGGCGATTGATAGCATTTTAGCGTTTAACGATATAAGTTTAAAGTTGTTTTTTAGAACGTTGCAACCTTTAGAGTTTACAGATTTAGAAAACGCACAAAATCAAGAACAAGTTGCTGAAGAAACCGGGACTGAATTAAGCAAACATAAAAACGCTTTAGTTGATTTAGGCGAAGAACCACAAGAAAATTGGGTTTTAATAGATGAAAAAGAAGTAGACTACGACACAGACGAAGAAGAAAACGAGTTATTGAGCAAAGAACCAAAACAAAGTTTTTTATCTAAAGTTGTAAACTTGTTTTCTTATACAGGCGACGCAAGACCAAATATTACAAGCGAACAAGATAAGATAATTAAACAAATGAAATTTATCGTTCGTTACAAATATGTTGGCGCAATAGATTTAAAAACACGAGATTTTTGTAGTCAAATGATAAGCGCGAATAAAGTTTACAGAAAAGAAGATATTTTAGCAATGAAAAACCAATCTGTTAACCCCGGTTGGGGACCGCAGGGAGCGGCAACATACGACATTTGGCTCTACAAAGGCGGGGGCAATTGTTACCACCGTTGGAATAAACAAGTTTATGTTGTTCCTTTAGGAAAAGGAATTAATATAAACGAAGCAAAGCAAATAGGACAATTAAAAGCGGCGATAAGTGGTTACATAGTTGTAAACCCCGAACTAGTTGCAAAACGTCCGGTAGATATGGAAAATTACGGATTTTTACCAAGCAATCCACAACCTTCACGAGCAATAACAAGATAAATGGCAGAAGCACTTTTAATAACACGGCAAGACGTCGTAAAATATACTTCATTAAATGCAAATACCGACGTTGATAAATATATTCAATTCGTCAAGATTGCGCAGGATACAGATTTACAAAATTTCACGGGTACGCAGTTGTTAAACAAGATAAAAGCAGACATAATAGCAAACACTTTAACAGGTAATTATTTAACGCTTACAACCGTTTATTTAAAGCCAATGTTAATCCATTTGGCTATGAAGTATTATTTGCCGTTTGCCGCTTATACAATTAGCAATAAAGGAATATACAAACATAATTCCGAAAATAGCACAAACGTAGATAAAAACGAAGTTGATTTTTTAGTAGAAAAAGAAACACAAATAGCGCAACACTACACAGAACGATTTATTAACTACATAAGTAATAATAGTAGTTTATTTCCGGAATACAACACAAATTCAAATGGAGATATGAACCCGGACACACAAAATAATTACACAGGTTGGTTTATATGAAAAAGAATTACAAACCTAAAGAAGTCAACATAGTTAAATTAAAGACTTACTTAAAAAAAATAGAAAATGTCAAATAGCAACGGATGGGGAGATGGAGCCGCAAACAATAATATTGGATGGGGACAAGCCGCAAACAATTTAATTAATTGGGGAAAATCACATTTTTTATCTTGGGCGGGTTTAACTGATATTGTAGGAGTAACAACACCACCTCCGCCGGCATTTGACCCCGACGCACAAGCATTTATTACGGCAACTGCAATAACTGACACAACGCAACAAAACGCCGTTAACGCTTTAGTAATTGGCTTAAAAACCGATTTACTTTGGAATAAAATGTTAGCGGTTTATCCGTTTGTTGGTGGTACTGCAACAACTTGTAAATTTAACTTAAAAAACCCCGTTGATACTGATTTAGGACACAGACTAACTTTTTTCGGCGGGTGGACTTTTACAAATAATGGAATACAGGGAAACGGAAGCAATGCGTACGCAAATACTCATTTAATACCTATGACACATTGGGGTTTAGGCAATAGTTCACTTTCGCATTATTCAAGAACAAATAGTGTTGATGCGGGAACACCATACGGAACAAAAGCGGGTGGTTTTACCGCTTCTATTTATCTTTCTTTAAATACTCCTAACACTACTATATTTCATAACTCAAATAGCGGAATATCGGCATTTACACCAACAACAACCGCTTTAAATTTAATTCAAAGTCGTATTAATTTTAGTAACACAATAGTTGCTTTAAATGGAACTGCGACAAGTTACGCAAACGCAGAAGTTACGGTTTCTAACCACCCAATTTATTTAGGTGCAAGAAATAATAATAATACTTCAATTGATTTATATTATTCAAGACAAATAGCATTTTCACACATTGGATTGGGTTTAACACAAGCAGAATGTACTTTACTTTACAATAGAATACAAACTTTTCAAACAACTTTAGGTCGATAAATATGAAGCAAGTAGCAAAAATAACCGAAGAAGAAAAAGAAAAATTAATAGGTCGTCAATTTATGACTGATGTATATTTTAACCCTATCCAAGATTTAAATGGTAATTGGGTAATTTCAAAAGAGGAAATAGACCAAAGCGAAGACAAAGAAATAATATCTTTTAAAGATTTAAGATTAAATATACACACGGCAAAAATAGAACAAATAGACGAAACAGACGAACCACCAAAAGACGAACCACCAAAAGACCTAACGCCACCAAAAAAATAATAAATGAAAAGTAACTATTTAGCAAGTTTTTATTTTATTTTTGGATATTTAACTTCGTTTTTTATGATGTTTGAAGGACAAGCAAATTACATTGTTTTTGGTGGTGTAACATTATTTTTTTATTTAACTTTCAGTTTGACTGAAGCACTCGAAGATTTACAATTATGAAACTACAATTATTTTTATTACTTTATTCAATTAAAAATTCAGCATTGAAACTTTTAACTATTTGCTTTTCTTTTTTCTTACCTATTAGCGGTATACTTGGTTTATTATTCGCGTTGATATTATCGGACACCGCGACGGGTATATGGAAAGCAAAACATTTAAAGCAGGAAATAACGTCGCGTAAACTTTCAGCAATAATTTCTAAAATTTTACTTTACGAGTTGTGCGTTATTCTATTTTTCTTAATAGATTATTTTATATTAAACGACATAGTTTTAACCGTTTTTTCTGTTCCGTTAATGCTCACAAAGGTTTTAGCATTGATTTTAGCAAGTATCGAGGTACAATCGATTGCAGAAAATTGGCGCATTGTAAAAGGAATAAATTTATGGCAAAGCGCGAAACTTCTTTTTACTCGCGCGATAGATATTAAAAACGACATAAGCAAACTAAAATGAATTTAAGCAAACACGTTACACTAGCAGAATTTCAAAATTCAGTTTCAGCAACTACACACGGAATAAAAAACGAAATGAACGCTTCGCAAATTGAAAGCGCAAAACTTTTGTGTGAAAACGTTTTTGAACCGTTAAGAATTTATTTAAACACACCGATTAAAATTAGTTCCGGTTTTCGTGGAACGCAATTAAATAGTTTCATAAAAGGAGCAAGTAAAACAAGTCAGCATTGCAAAGGCGAGGCAATGGATATTAAAGTTGGCGCAAAAGGTTTTAATTTTATCAAAGATAAATTAGAGTTTGACCAACTTATTTGGGAGTTTGGAAATGATGACCAACCGCAATGGGTTCACGTTAGTTTTAAAAAGTCAAATAATCGTAAACAAGTATTAAAAGCAACCAAGCAAAATGGCAAAACTAAATATTCTTCTTATTAGTCTTTTTCTTTATTCGTGTTCCGCTCAATACCATTTGAACAAAGCAATAAAAAAAGGTTACGTTTGCGAGGATATTGCGGACACTTTAACAATAACAAAACTTGATAGCGTTTTAGTTACAAAATTCGACACAACCTATTACGAAACGTTTTTAAAGACTTTCGATACTATTGTGCAATGGAAGACGCAGTACGTTCCTAAAACGCGTTTAGACAAAAGAATAGAGTATAAAATTAAAGTTAAAACAATCTATAAAGAACGCATTGTAGAAAAAGCAAAAGCAAGAGCAGAAGGGAAAAAGTCAAAAAATGAATTAAAATTAAACCGACCAAAAGGAAATTTAAATTTATTATTTGTTGGGGTTGGCATAGGTTTATTACTTTCGTGGTTATGGAAGTACGCGAAACAATCATTAATCTAAATTTTTATGGGAAATAATCTTAACAGATTTCGACTAAAACAGGACGAAATCGAAATACTTATGCAGTACCGCGGAATAAAAAACGCAACTGATGAAGCAGGAGTAGATGAAAAAGACGTAAAACACGGATGGCTAAAAACTAAAGAAGCAAGTTTATTTTTTAAAAACCCAAACTTTAAACAAGAAGAACTAAACGCAATCCAACAAATAAAAGACGAATGTATAAAAGAAGTCAAAGCATACGCGCCTAAATATCGAAGCATTGAAACAATAAAAAGCAACGATACGCATTTACTAGTTATTGACATTGCGGACTTACATATAGGAAAATTAGCGACTGCGTTCGAAACAGGCGAAGATTACAATTGTCAAATAGCCGTTAAACGCGCAAAGGACGGCTTACAAGGCATTTTAGACAAAGCAAAAGGATTTAATATAGACAAAGTATTATTTGTTGCAGGAAACGATATTTTACACACCGATAACACAAAAAGAACCACGACAAACGGAACGCCACTTGATACGGATGGACAATGGTACGACAATTTTTTAATGGCTAAAAATCTATACATTGAATTATTAGAAAAGTTAATTAGTTTTGCTGACGTTGAAGTAGTTTACAATCCGTCAAACCACGATTTAACACACGGTTTTTTTTTAATGCAGTTAATAGAGGCGCATTTTGCTAAATCTACAATCAAATTTAACGTTGATTTGCTACATAGAAAAGCGTTTAAGTACGGAAACAATCTAATCGGAACAACACACGGCGACGGCGCAAAAATCGAACATTTGCCGTTATTACTAGCGACTGAATTTCCAATCTTATGGAGTGAAACAAAACACAGATATATTTATTCGCACCATATCCACCATAAAACAAGCAAGGACTTTATCGGAGTAACGTTTGAAACTTTGCGTTCGCCTTCGGGTAGCGATAGTTGGCACAAAAAAATGGGTTTTTGCGGAGTACCTCGAGCGGTTGAAGGTTACATACACCACAAAGAGTTTGGACAAATTGCTAGGTTGACACATATTTTTTAATTACATTTGTCGTTCATAGTTAGTTTTAAAGGCGGTTATTTTACGATAGCCGTCTTTTTTTTGTCGCAAATTATGTAAATATTTGTGACGATAAACGATAAAATTTCGATTTTGTCTAGTTTATTAAACAAAAAACTTGACTTTTTTATGGCTATAACATTAATAATAGCAAAAGTTTTAAGATTTCAACCTTTGTTTTATTGCTCTATTAAGTGAAAATTACCTTTATTCAGCGTATAACATTAAAAAATAAAAAGTTTTTCAGTCTATACACTTAAAAAAGTATTAAATACGCGATTGTTTTCGCTTATTATGTTACATTATTAAGCAAATTTTACCCTTATTAAGTGTTTTCTTATTTAGAATGAATATTGATAACGTTTTTTTTAATTTTAAAAAGTCAATAAACATAAAGGTTTCAAAAAATAATTGAAAATAATTTAAAAATAATTGTTAAAAAACTTGCGAGTTATTAAACTAGTCTGTATATTTGCATATATTATTTAACTAACTACTTAAAACTAACAAAATGACAACTATCGTAAAAACACAAAAATTATCAACTGAAGCGCAAAACTTATTTGTTGAACTAGTTACAATTAATTTAAACGCTTACAAAAAAACAAACTTAAATATGATTGCAAACGCAATTAAATTTTATTCTCAATTAACACCGTTTAACAATGTATCGGAAAATTATTTAATAACTTTATGTTGCAACAACGGAATTAAAACTAAATAATAAAAAACGAGGGGTGCGGCTCGGGTAACGCACATTTTTAAAACTTTAAAAAAAACTATTATGAAAACAGAAATTAAAACAATGGAATTATATGTTTCACCAATGAGAGAAAGAAACATAGACAAATTAGGAGAGTTTAGCAATCAATGTATTTGTTGCGGTAAAGAAGTAAAAGAACAACACAAAGTCGTTTATATGGGTACCGATTGGTTGGCTTACAATACTACTGAAGTGACAAGAATTAACGGTTTACCATATATTGCAGGAACTGATGTTGAAATACAAGGCGCTTTTCCGATTGGAAATGATTGCGCTAAAAAAATGATAGGATTTACATTTTAATAAAAAATGAGGGGTGCGGCTCAATAACGCACATTAATTTAAAAACTATGAAAACACGAAACGAAATTTTAGACTTTTTACAAAAAGAACAAGACGAAAATAATTTAACTGCAAATCAATTACATTTAATTGTTCAAACTTTAACGACTTTTTTAAATGATAATCAATTACAAGAAATAGAAAATTTATTTAATCTTTTTAAAAAATAACACTATGAAAAATTTAATTAATTACTTTACGCCAACGACTGAAGAACACAAATCGTTTTTAAAGCACTTTTTAGGCACTCTAACGGCTTTTATTGTGTTGGGTGGTATGTTTTATTGTTTGATGTATTTAAAAGCGATTTAAGACATACTTTATTAACAAGTAAAAATACAACAAACATTAAATTGTTAATAACTTTACAAAAATAATTGTTAAAAAGTATTGAAGTTATTAAAAGAGTTTGTAGATTTGCATATAATTATTAACGAAAACAATTTAAAACTAACATTATGAAAAACTTTAAACTAACAAACACAATTATTTTAGCACAAACAAATCTTGAAATAAATACTGAAAAAGTTTTTGTTTCAAATGGTATGGAATTTTTTAAGACAACAGATAACCAAGGTTTTGTTTTAAAATCGGAATTTGAAAGCAAACAAAGAAATTGTTTATTATTTGGAAAAATAGTTCAGTCCGTACTTTTTAATTCAATG